ATATAAATACCTTAGACATTGTTAAAACATTTTATAAAAATATAGCTTCAAACGAACCCTTTGTTGGAAGTTTATTTGGTTTTGAGTTGCCATATATCTTTACGAATAAAATAGAAGAATATAATGCGGTCATTGGACAACAGCAAATTGATACCATTGTCTCCACGATTTATTTGATTGATAACAATAATAAATATGATAAGTTGGAACACATCAAGAAAAAGAATGTACAAAAATGTATCCTATGGTGTCAAAAATATGGAATACCGCATAATATCACCATCCAAACAAACAATATGTTCATACCGAATTTAAACAGAAAGTAAAGTATATATATAGCAAATATATATATATAGCAAAGTATAAAAAACATAAAGATATTTTATGTTTTTTATCAATGGAGAAAGTCCTATACGTTTATAATTTATTTAAAGCAGATAAAAAGAAAGAACGATTTGATATTATTTTAGAACCCTTACAAGCCATTACACAATTAGCTTTGTTGTCATTTTGTCCCAAAGGCAGTAAATTAACCATTTCACATAATTTGCTTTCAATTCAAGCACCGGGTTGGGGGCAAGGGGTTTGGCGTTCTTATAATAATGACGGCAAAGAGGATTTATTTTTTCTGTTTAATGCCATTGTGCGTTTTAATCGCTTTTATAGTTATTTAAAAGAGGCGAGCAACGAGTATTGCGATTTGTTTGATTTATTAGTTCAATTGGGGAAACGCGGTATTGATAAATTATTACAGACATATTCCAATATTGACCAACCCGCCTTGTTACATACATTGCAATTGTACCGAAATTTATTAGATAAACCTGGTTTGTTTACGGAATCGGAAGAAACGGTGCAAGGTGTCGGAAAAAATAACATTGATGATGTGTTTATGTCTATTCGAGAACTCTATAATGAACACGAATTTATTATTTTATACCAGACGTTGTTGTTATTAGAAAAAAATACCGACAAATACGAGATTTATATTGAATCTATTAATATGATGTTGTCGCCGGTCTATGATAAGATACAGAAATGGATTGTAGATCATATTGTCTATTAGGGGGCTGCGCCCCCTCACCCCCCACTAGGGGCACTGCCTATATGGATTCATTTCAATAGTTATTGTTTTATTATGATATGAATTAAAAAATTAACAGTATTATATAATTATGTCCCTACCGTATATTTCAAACGACCAATTATCTAAAAAAAATCAATATGCGATAGAAATTTTAGAACATAATGTGAGCCATTTAGAATTAGGTAAATTATTAAAAACCCAGGTGTTAACACCCGAATTTTGTATCACCTATATTTTGAATCCAGAAAAACACGGTAGTTGTGCAGAAGACAATTATTTTGGTGATTCGGACATTTTAATCTATCAAAAACATATAACACAAGAACAATTAAGGCTGGCGAGAAAAAACAATTAAAAGAGAAAAAATAGCGGGCAATTAACTTTTCATTTCATTTCGTTTAATTTCATTATTAATATCTCTCTGCCATAATTGTTAAATAAGATCTTCAATAGGTTAGAATCAGCTGATGATGCTTCGTAACGATCATTTAATTCTTTCCGTTTGACTTCTTCTGCTTCTTTTATTTTGCGTGCTGCTGACGCTTTTTCTGCTGCTACCACTGCTGCTGCCGTTGCCGCTTCTGTTTCTTTTTTAATGCGTGCTGCTTCTTTTATTTTGCGGTCCGCCTCTGATTTTTCTGCTGCTGCTGCTTTTTCTGCTGCTGCCGTTGCCGCTTCTGTTTCTTTTTTAATGCGTGCTGCTTCTTTTATTTTGCGGTCCGCCTCGGCTTTTTCTGCTGCTGCTGCTTCTTTTATTTTGCGGTCCGCCTCGGCTTTAATGCGTGCTGCTTCTTTTTCTTGTTGCGCCTTTAATAAATCTGCTGCAATTTTCTTTTTTCGCTCGAGATCATCCTTCGCTTCTTCTTCTTTTATATAGGCTTTAATTTCTTTTATCGTGTTTATATAAATTGGACATTCTTCTTGTAATTTCACTTTCGTGGTACAAGGAGTCGGCAATACATTCCCTTTCCACATAATAAACATACGTATACCGTTATCATCATTATGTGATACACTTTTACCAACAAATTTGTTATACATCATTGATTCTATGTATCGTCCATTTCTTCCAATATGAACACGAGAAGATTTCATATTTTTACCACCGAATAGAGGAAAATTTTTTATTTTGTAATTGTTTTTTTTAATATCATATTTACTACAATTCACTATAGCATTATCTTTTGTAGTAATTGTAAATTCAAATAATTTGATTACATTGTCTTTTAATATTTCCTCTTCCAAACATTGTTTCAAAGTTTTCCATTGCGATGAATTTTCTTTTATAATCACCTTTCCATCCGTGATTGAAAGATTAATCGTATAGGGATGATAATAAGAAGTTTCATACCTACTACAAATTAACTCTCTTAAAGTATCCATTAAATCTTTAACTGGATATTGGGATGTCTGTATTTTAACACCCAATATAGAAAGATTAAATTCTATTTCCCAACGAGTACCGCGAATAGGACATATATCTTCATTTACTTCATCCTCAGTATGATTTGTTTCTAATCCTCTGAATGGGCTAGATAAACAATTCAATACACTTGATACACCCTTTGTATCTTGTGTTCGCCAATATAAATTCCATTTGGCAGTTTTGTAATCCGGCATCCATTTGGTTAGACATTTTTTTGACCCATGTCCATATTCGTGTTCGTTATTAGCATTTCCAGTATCTTTTGAAGTCCAATCTTTCATACGTTTTACACTTTTTATGCCTCTCCCATTGTCGGTCACAGATAATATACATTTTTCAGGATTTGAAAAATTTATATTAATATCAATAACAGATGCTTTTCCGTCACCTAATGCGCCGTCAATCAATTCTGGCAATACCAATAAGGGTTCTGGAAAATCTTCTGAATAAGGCACTCCCTCATTTGCAGAAGCACGCCAAAGACCGTGAAAATCTCCAGAAGATACACTCATTTTATTTGTTGTTGTATTATTTTAATTTATGATTATTTATTTATTTCAATTTTTTATGTTATAAGCATATTTTTATAAGGCATAAAATAATATTATAAATAAAATTGATTTAAAACAAATATGCCTTATTATAATATACTAGAATGCCATCCCTAAACGATAAAATTGCCACTTTTTACAAAAAAAGAAATGCTACATTTAAAAAACCTTTGGAAAAAATAATAAATAATATGCTAGACAAATGTAGATATATTAATGGTGAAAGTTTAGAACGACACAACTGGGGCGATAAACCATTAAAATTAAAATATGTACCAAAAGACATTAAGTCTCCCTCATTTGAAGAAGATCTCTTGTCTGCACTTAGTTTAGATGAGAACGAAAAATCAATTATAGAATTGTTGTGGGGGGACATTCAACTTGGCAAAAGAGTACAAGCTTGTATCATAATGTGGATATCCGTTCATATATTAAAAAGACCTGTGTTATATATTTTTAGAAATTTATCTATCGATCAAAAACAACTACAAGACGATATTATCGGTACAGAGAATTATAATTTTAATATTCAGTTTATCAAAAATTTATTTGAAGAGTTTAATGCGGAATTACAAGATTATTTTGAAGAAACAAATGTGGATTATCACAAGGATTATAAACTGCCAGAATTAAAGGATATTAATAGTAATGATATAATGAGTAAATTAAGTAATAAGGAAGCAATCAATTCAAGTGATATATTTTGCTGTTTAATGAACCATACACAATTGGAAAAAATAAGTAGTAAATTTAGTGAATATATATATTACAATCACGAATTGGTTGATATGTCGGTCTTAGTAGACGAAAGCGATTTAATGTCGCCTACCTCGTCGAATGACCGGAGCAATGATAATGATAAAAAAGATTCTACTGCGTGTGAAAAATTACTAGCCAAGATATATAAAAAGGTAAAATATGTTTTACATATTACCGGCACAGCACATTCATTATTGTATAATATCACTACACGTTTGAGTGACAATACTGATATACAAATTAAAGTATCCAAAGTACATAAAATGAAAAGATCAAATGATTATTTTGGATTATTTAATAGTGCCATAAAATTTAATACCACATCGGTGGTTGCTTGGTGGGATTATCAGGACGAGGAACAAAATAATTCGAAATATGATATTATTACAGATTATAACATAAATATAAAAAAAATTATTGAAGAAATGTGTGGAAGAACTACCACTAAATATAATTCATTATTAATTTCAGAAGAAAAAATCAGAGTAAATCAATTTAGTTTGGTAAATAAAATACTCTCAGACTTTCCTGATTTATTTATTATTATCTTTCACGGAAATTGTTTGATGTTGTATTTATCCAAAGATTATGAAAAACAAATAAAACAATGTGCGATGGGGGATGCACAAAAATGTGTGACCAGTCAAAGATTATGGCAAAATGGTGGCGTATATGGTTCATCTATTGATACGGAACATTCTAAAAAATTACCGAATAATTATTGTTATTTTAAAATAAATACTAAGGTATTAAATATAAAATTTGTCTATAAATTATTGCGCATATTATTTGAACAACATACTGTAAAGCATAAGACGGTTATAACCATCACCGGAAAATACGGTGAACGAGGATATTCGTTTACAAGCGACGATTACGATAACTATTCGTTTCATTTGACTGACCAATATTTCGTTTCACATACGACCTTTAATTGTACGGATATTTCACAACGAGCTAGATTGCAAGGCAAATATAATGATAACGAACTAAAAAATGGGGCGATGAAATTGACTTTATGGACGACACCTGAATTACACGATGTCATACAAAACTTTTATGTAAAATTTATAAAGGAAATAGAACGGTTTATAATGGGCTGTGATACTTGGGAAGATATTAAAGATTTAATTGAAAGTATCATAGATAATGGCGAATTCAAGTTCGGCAAATATATGAAATATATTGATGTATCTAAGAAACGTAAAAATTTAAAACCATTTAAACATTTTGAGAAAAAAAATAATGGTTATAGATTAATTCTTACCGACGAACTGAATGATGCCGACATTGCCGCGTGGTGTAAGGAATCAAAATTGCCTGCTTATATTTGCGTGAATGAAATAAAGGAAATGAACAAGGATGAATTTGTTGAAAAATATGGTATTTACAATTATGATATTGAAACATTTTATGATTTAGATTATATAAAATTATGTGAAAAATTAAGTAAAAAATATAATGCTACTACAATAAATGGATTTGAAGTTTGTTCAATTGCGAATGAAAAAAATAAAAAATGGGATTATGATGAATTAAAAAACAAAATAAGTAATTATGTTGAAGGCACACGCACTGGTTTATGTTTAAATAGTGTTAAGAATACGCGAACTTATATGGGTTATAACAAAAATGATGAAGTTAGATATATACTAAAAATCGCAAAAAAACAAGAAAACAAACAATATCCATTACCAACTCGCGATTACATTAAAAAAAAACCATACTTTGTTGATGGAGATGTAGTAAAATATTCTGTCTTAAAAGAAGAATACCGACAAACAAATACACAAGGTTATTCAAATGAAGATGAAGATGATGATTTTATAGCAGATGGTGGATTACCGAGTAAATACTACTGGAAAACTCCAGACGGATGGTTGTATTTATATGATGATAAAGATAAACCTGAAATATTTTCATTAGATATCGTTACTCCTGCAGCAATAGCAATAGCAACTGAAATATTGCCTTCTATTGAATCATCATCATTCGGTCTAGTTGCCACACCCTTAATCGATAAAGACTTATTATTATTTACACATTCGTGTTTTAATTTGACAGATAAACATAATTTGAGATTTGGTCTTAGTGCTATCTATAAAATTTATGAAGAATGGTGTAAACTTCATAAAAAAAAATGTTTAAAAACTCAAAAGAAATTTAAAGAAGAACTCGCAAAATTAAATTATAAGGAAGAAACGAGTAAAGGAGTTGATATTGACAATAATCCAGGTAAACGAGGGTATAATATTATGGTTTCAATTTAAAAACTTATTTTATTATTATTATATGTTGAAAGATTATATTATTAATTCTTTTATTTTATCAGAACATAATTCGCTATTAAATATTTATGAATACATAAAAAGGTGTTATTATAAATCAATTGATATAAATAATATCAAAAATGAAATTGCTTATTTAATAAAAAATAAGACTATTTTTAATGTAAACCATAACATATATATTTTGACAAAGGAAGGTGAAGTCATATTAAATGATCATAAGTATTATTATGCGAGTATAATAATTCGTTTTTTTAAAAAATATTGTATAAAACATCGTAAAAAATATGAATTGAGAGAAATAAGGTTAGAACAACAAATGTTAAGAAATTATTTAATAACTAATAAAGAACATAAATGCATTATATGTAATAAATATTTACCATTATGTTTATTAGAAACCGCACATTTAAAACCCCGATGTTTATTAAATGAGGTTGAAATGAAAGATAATAATATTGTAGAATTTATGTGTCGGTATTGTCACAATTTATACGATAATGGATTATTAGGGATTTTTAACGGTTTATTATGTGTATCGTCTTTAATAGAAAAATATGAAGATTTACACTATATTAATAAAACCCAAATTATTTCTTCTAATACAAGAAATAAAATTTATTTTAACTTTCATTATAAAACAATTTATAAGTGCGGACCCCCCATACAATCGGGGGGTCAGGGGGGAGCATCCCCCCTTGAGAACTTCACCCACACCCGCTCTTTCACGTCCGTCGCCAAAACGCCTTGAATCTCTACATCGGCAATTGGAAAAGGAATATTTATTTTCAATCTCTCACCTTGTTGAATGTAGATTTGGATTTGAGATAAGAGTTCGCGTAACTCGGGATGTTCGGCAGCCCTTAAATTGAGCTCAGTTAATTTTTTTATAATTGGTTTTACTTCGGCAATGCGTTGCTCTTTCGTGCGGTAAAGGGGCATCTTTATATTTAATATAAAATTGAAATATATTTAAACATTAATAGTTATAATATATTATCCAGAAGATGTCTAATACAAACGATTTCAAGCTACCACCGATGAGATATGATATATTAATGGTGAATTCACTGTCCTCTTTATATCATATCCGTGAACTTTGCAATCAAGCAGGCATAAATGCCGCGACTGACAACTTTATATTAGCGTTGAATGAAGTGCTCCTACAGCGTAATAGAGAGAACAAGCCGACTATTTTCGGGTATTTAATCGCACCCACAAGTGCTGCCGTCACGAAGCAAGTCATTGGGGGCAATGGCTATTATTTCAAACATACGACCACGACTACAGGCGTAGATTTCATCTGGCACGACCGCGATAATAAAGTGTTTCTCTTTTGGGCACCAAATAAGTCTTGTATTGTCAAGGCAATCAACGCAATTCGTTGGCGCATTAATAAATATACCATCCTTGATGGAGAAAATTTAAATATTATTCATATCCCCACGGCGAACGTGGATGAGGATGAGGAAGATTATTCCGATATGCCAGACCTCATTCCTTGTGATGACATTACACGTATTTCTAGTGGCTGTGTGCCAGACACAGAAGTTATCGGCTTGCCCGATTAAATAAAAAATATATAAAATAAAAATATAATATAAAATAAAAATATAATAAAAAATAAAAAAGGCTTAGCTGACTTTTTTTATTTTTCTCTATTCATATATTATTCATTTGCACACAAACTGTATTCGGTTTTACAATAACTTTTTGTACCAACTTTATACGGGTAGTTCACTTTTTGCGGTTTGTATTTATTATAATAAGAAGGACTGGCTTCCGTTTGATAACGTCCACTATTAATGCCGACAGCACCTGCAGCCGAGTTATAGACAGCACCATTTTGGTTTAAATTATTGTATTTTAATCGGGCGATGCGTGAACTAGACGATACGCCGCCTTGTTGGGCATACTGAACATTATTCGGTTTGTAGATGACGGTCTCACACTTGTGTGACAAACAATTGGTCGGTTCACGTATTTGCGAACCTGTAGATGAATTAGAGGGCTCTGCCGCCACTCCACTCGGTAAAAAATAGATACCGTCGGGTTTCGGGATAGTGCTTAACTGCTGGTCATACGTTGCACAACGGGAAGTCAAATACGTTTTTGTGTCATTATACATTGTTTCAGATAATTGTGTGTTTGCCTTAATGGGATTACATGATTTACAAGGCGAATTTTCTTGGAGCGGTTCTTCTTTAAATTTAATGGCACCTTTACACGTGGTACATAAAACGGTATTGTTGGCTAATCCGCCAGGACGATCCATTGGCATCCCGACACTTGCATTGCTGTTGCCTTCAGTGCCCGTGCCTGTGCCTGTGCCTGTGCCTGCGATGCTTGTGCTTGAATATTGTTTGCGCCATTGGCGAATGGGTCTGGCGGCAAAATTAGGACCTGGACCGCTATTATAAGCTAAGACTGGTAACATATATAATAAGAATATTTTTATTTTATATTTTTATTTATGTTTAAATGCTGCAACAAGTCGGCGGCTCATACTTGGATTTCAAAAAATAAGGCGTGGTTGCCATACCGAGATAGCGAGGTGCTGTCGTACCAAACGTGTTTCTATAAGACGCAGCATTTTTATTTACCGTATCTAATTTCAAGCGGGTCAGGCGCGAACTACTATCCACGGCACCCTGTTGCGCAAATTGCGTGTTGTTGGGGTTATAAATGGTTTGACACGATGCAGTGTTGGACGGACAACAATTTTGCGTTTGGCGAATAGATGAATCCGTACTGCCTTGAATGAGATTCGCCGTTAATTTTTGGTCATACAGCATACAGCGGCTGCGCATATAACTTTTGCGGTCCGTGTAATATTTTTTGCTTAACAAAGTCGTGGCAGGTCTTATTCTATTGTTTTCAGGATTACACGCCAAGCGGACCATTTTATTCGCCGAAGCATCATAAAAACAATCTGCCGCCCGATAGGTAAAATTTGTATCATTGGATTTTTCAATATATTCTTTCAACCCTGCTGCAGGTGTATC